ACTGTCGTGGCAATTTGTAGCTGCAAGCTCACAATCGGAAAACGTAGAGCCGGTATTGCATTTGTCCCAAACAATACGTCCAGGGGCAAAAGTCCAGTCAAAGTAATTGCAACCCCAGACTATATACCGGTTGCTGACGCGCTCTAGCTCGCGGAAGTATTCTGCCTCAGGGATTTGCCATTTGTCCGTTACGGGATAATTCACACGCCGAACTCCATGCGCAGAAACTGCAGAGCCGTAATACATGCGCTTCTCCGGTCCAGAAAAATACGGCGGGTCCACCACAGCCAAATCAAAACACTTATCCGGCATCTGCCGCATTGCTTCCAGGCAGTCCATGTTATAAGTTACGTTCATTGCTCACTCTCCACCTCATCGTCTGGCACCAAATTACAGCCTACCATCCCGCCGGGACGGGTTCATCTGGCGACAGCATGGGCAATTGTCCGCCCATCCCTTGTGTCGATACATCCTTACGCTTATTAGCCCTTTGGGCCTGCCGTCCAACAGCGGTGTACTTTGCAATTACTCCGCTGGTCGCTCCGGCCTTTGAAAATTTCTGCCGGGGCCCGTCAAAGTCCAGCTTAATTCCCGGGCAGGTTCCTTCTTTGTTTTTTGCAACATCAAGAAGCCGTGGACCTTCAGGGTCATCCGGCTTTTCCAGATACAGGAGCAATATCAGGTCTGCATCCTGTTCAATCTGGCCGGATTCCCTCAGCGATGCCATCGTCGGGCCGTCGCCGCTCTTTCCTGCCCTGGCTAATTGGGACAGTGCCATAACAGTGATGCCCATGCTTTGGGCCATGGTATGTAGCGCTAATGACACGTTAGTAACCTGCTCATACCGGCTATTGCCTGGCGCCTGCAACAGCTGGAGATAATCGATGATCACAATCTCATGCCGCCGGGCCAGAGCCGTGGCCTTGATATCCGTTGGCGTCATACCGG